ATGTTGTTAAATTTTCATTATTTACATATAAATATAAATCATTTTTAGATATTTTAAATTTATTATTATCATTAATATCTTGATTATTAAGAAATAATTCAATTAATTCTTGATATTTAACATTATTTGAAATTATTTTAAAAGATGTTTCTAAATATTTTAAATCAATTCTAATATATTTTAATTGAGAATAATTAATAGAATTAAATAATATATTTAGATAGTCTGTATTTAAAATATTTTCAGGCAAAACAGCTTCCGTTATAAATGAGTAAAATTTATATAAAATATTAATATTATAGTATATATTTAAATTATTTGTTTCTAAATATAAACTTTGATTATTTATTATTAAATCTTGAAATTCTTGTTGATTATCTAAATTAGATAAATTAATATATTGAATAGTTAAATAATTTGATAAATTTATTTTAATAATATCTATTTTTTCAATATTTTGTTTATTAAAACTATCTTTTTTAATTGAATAATTATTGTAAAAATCTAAAATATTTGTATTTAATGTATTATTTGTGTCTGTTTTTTCTAAAATTTCAATAAAATTTTCTTGAGATTGTAGTTTCAAATAACTTTCAGAAAGCAAATCACCAGATGGTGGAACGATAAAACTTGTTACAGTATTTTCAATATTATTTATATTATTATTATTTTCAACTATTGTATTAATAAAAAAGTTGCTATATCTTCTATAAATTATATGAAAAAAATCAATTGTGGCATTATTATTTAAAAACATTTGTTCTGTTCCAGAACAAATTAATTGTATGAACCCTGTCATATTAATATTATTTATTAAAATAAAATATTTGTATAATCGGTTTTAAATTATAAATAATAAGAAACAAATTTTTAAGTATTTAAGAATATACAAATATGAAAAAATATTAGGTTATATTTTTATAGTGATGAAATTATTATATTATGTAGTATTTTTAGAGTAATAAATTTTTAATATGTGATATTATTATTTTATAATTTTAATAATAATTTATGTATGATGATGATAAATATTTAATATTAACGAATAGTAGGTATATGGATGAAATTAATTTAATAAATGTAAATTTTAAGGATGTGTTAAATTTAAATAAAATAAGTAATTGTTTATTAAAAATTTTTGATAAAGAGAAATATAATATATTTGAGAATTTGTGTATAAATAATAATTTTGTGTTAATTCAGTGGTATTGTAAAAAGAATAATTTTGATAATAGTAAAATTTATTTTGTTGAAGGTGAAACAATTGAAAGATTTATGGAAAAATATATTCAATATTCAATAAAAAATAATAATTTAAAAATGTTAAAATATGGGATAAATTTTAATAAAGATATTTTTAAGCATTTTATTGAGGAATATTTATTTAAAATACAAATTGATAATACAAAAATATTAAAATGGTTATTAAAACATAATAATTTATATTGTATAAATTGTTCTCCTAAAATATTTAATATTAATTATTATTTTTATAATGAATTAAATAATCATATTAGATTTATTGTTAAAAAATATAATAATTTTTTTCTTGATTTTAAAATTGTTAATTTATCACAAAAAAAATATAAAATATTAATTTGGTTAATAAGTAATACAAATATAAGTTTAGATGATATTGAATTAATTTTATTATTAAATATAAAAAATTATTATAGAAAAAATCTATATGAAATACTAATCAAAAAATTTAATAATATTGAATTTTTTAAAAATGATAAAATATATTTTTTTAACATTAAAACTGTTTCTTAACTTTTTTATTATCAATATTCATAATTATATATAAAAATATATTACTATATATAGTTTTGTATAATGCTGTTTAAGGTTCTACAATTAGGCTCTCATACCTAATTTAGTTCATTAATACATTTTAATAATATATTTTTTGAACCATTCATATTCCTATCTATTTTATATCCACAAGAACATTTTTTTTAGTATTGATATGCTAAACCAGCTATTCCACCGATTATTCTTAATACATTATAATTTGTTCCATATATTCTAACAATATAATCTAAGAATTCTTCATTATTATCATTATTTTTAATATTATTAAGTTGTAATAATTCTAATCTTAAATTAACAGCAGGAATTCTTCCAAGATTAACTGAACCGGATGGTTGAAAATCAGTTGGGAATAATGAAAAGGAGAATACATTTGTTCCTAAAACTGGTGTAGAATTGTATGATTTATACGGTTGTAAATAATTAAAAAATTTATATGTTTGGTCTATGAAAGTGACACTATTAAATATAATTGAACTTGCTTTACAATAAGGTATTTTAGATAATTTAAATGTTAAAAGATAATTAATATCATTAATAAAATCTTCATTTGTAATAACATTATTAATAATTTTATTTTCATAAATAGTTAAACCTTTCATAAAATCTAAAGCGTTAAACTCTTCAAAAGGATTAAATAAAGAATTAATAAAATTGATATAATCATCACTTTTACAAGAATATTGTTTTGTGTCTAATTCTTTATAATATTTATTTTCATTATTATTACCAATTATTAAATCATTACTTGGTCTTTTTGTAGAAACAAACCACCATAATTCTTTAACACAATGAAAGAAATTTATATTAAATTTATTATTTAAAGGAGTAGCATCAGTAAATTCAATCATCTGATTTTGTGTAATTAAATATTCGTGTCCTGCTTGAACGAATTTTTGTCTTTCAATACTATCTAAACTAACATATTCTAATAAAACTGTAATATTTAGTTGCTCTTTTAATTGTTCTTCAATATAAACTAATATTTCTTCTTTATAAATATTAATAATATTTTCAACAAATTTTTGTTCTAAATCATCTGTATATGTAATTTTAAGTAAATCAAAATAATTATTTATTCTCATTCTAAATTGAAAATTATTAAATTGTAATGCTATTAAGGGAACAGCTAAACCATATGTTTGACAAAACCAAAAAGGAACAGGTAAATAAACATAATTATCGGCATCATTTTTATTTAAAAAGAATTTTATACTTTCGTTAATTTTTCTATTATTAATCATTTGATTATAAATTTCTTCATTTCTATATGTTAATTGACCGTAAGTATCAATATAGTCTGGAAATAATCTTACTATGTTATTACTTCCAATATTAATTTCTAAAAATTCAAACATATAAATAGCAATTTTATCAATCCATTCTAAAGATATTTTTGAATTATTATTTAAATGAGAAAGCATTACATCATATAATATTTTATTTAATTCATCTAATAATTCCATATTTACATTAATTAAATTTTGAAACATATCCAATGAAATATTTTGAACTGATAAATCTTTATAATTATAGGTTAAAACATCATCAACTAATTTATATAATGATGCATTTTTATAATAATTTGCATTTTGGGAAGTTATATTCATAGTATTAAAGAAATAATCAACAATTTCAAAAAATACATTATATTGTCTTTCAGTAATATTATCTCTTATTAAAATATCTAAATCTGTAATATAATTAGAATTAGGTGATACTAAATCATTAAAATAATTATTAACAATATTTTGTAATTGTAATTTAAAATTTAGGAAAAGTGTGTAATATTTGTTATATATTTTTAATTTTTCATCATTATTTTTTTTGATTTTATCATTAATAAATTTTAAATCTAAAATGGGTAATTTAATTTTAAGAATAAGATTACTTAATAAATCGTAAGCTTTTGGAATATCTAATACTGATGTTTGACCAAAACCAATTGGATTATCAAAACGTTGTTCTATAAACATTTTTCCAAAATTAGTATAGCGCCTGTATATTAATTTAAAAAAAGATATTTCAGGATTATTTGTAAGCATTATATCGTGGCTTCCATAATTAGTTATTTGTATTAAACCACCAGAAGATGACATTATAAATATTATGATATTATAATTATAATTATAATATTTTAATTAAAAAGATAATAAAAATATTTAAATATAACAAGTATAATTTATATAAATTTATTTAAATATAACAAGTATAATTTATATAAATTTATAATGGAAGAACAAATAATTAATTACATTAAAAATAATAATACTTGGAAAAATTTTAAAGAAATATATAAAAAAATTATTGAAAATAAAAAATATAATTGTATATTTTCAGATGAAATTAAACATATAATAAATAATAATGTAAATATTATTAGATTTAAAATAAATGATAAATATGAAGCAAAAATAAATATAACAAATAATGAAGAAGATATGATAATTAAATATGAAAAATCTAATTTTGATAATAAATGGATATTACAAATGCCTTTTCATATAACAATATCAAATATCAATTCATTAATAATTTCTGAAATAGATAATGATTTTAATGTAACTAAAATATATAAAAATTTAATAATTAATTATAGTGAATATGGTAAATTTTCTGGATTAAATAATGCAAAAATAGGAAATATAAAAATAAATAATATTAATGAATTAGATAATTTTATCAATAAAATGATAGAACTCTTTAATAAAATAATACAAAAAATTGAAAAATAATAGTATTGATATTTATTATTAAAGAAAAAGAAATGGAAGAATACACAGCTTATTTTTATCCTTTAGATGATATTTATGATGAAGATAGGAATCCATTTGATTTATATTTTGGTTATATTGAATTAAAAAATGGTGATAATATTATTTGTAAATTTGAATTTGATATTAATGATATTTATGAGAAACCAAAATATAGTCTTGAGCCGATTTATCGTTTTTATACACGTAATCAAATTCCATTATTTAATAATTTTGTTAAAAATTTAGAAAGTTCTGGTGAAGCTAAATTAAGTTTTAAACAATGTAATGGTGAAAGGTATTATAGTGTCAAAGGTAATATTTTTAAGTTTCATTTTACTAATGAATTATCTGGTTATGAAAATAATTATATTATTAATGAAAGTTTAATTAATGCTTTTAAAGAAATTGAAAATATTATTAAAAGTAAATTTAACTGTTAATTTTTTATATAATTCGTATAAAATTAATAATTAATATAAAATTAAATTGTAATAATAAAATTATGAATAATGATAATATATGTTTTGGAATTGATTTTGGAACAACAAATTCTTGTATAAGTTTTTGGTATGAGAATAATCCAATAATTATAAAAGATATTGATGATTCAGAGATTATTCCAACGGTTATTGAAATTACTGATAATAAAAAAATAATTGGTCTGGAAGCATATAAAAGAAAAGAAATTTTTGAAAAATTAGAATATGATAATTTTGTTGTTTATGAAATTAAAAAATTAATTGGTAAAAAATATTCTGAATTAGATGAAAAATATATTAACTTATTAGCATATCAATTAGAAAGTGATGAAAATGATAATATTATTATTGTTTATAATAATAAAAAATATCGTATTGAAGAGATAGTTACACATATTTTTATGTCTTTTTATTATTTATGTAATAACTATTTAAAAGAAAATTATAATATTGAAGAAGAGTTTAATAATGTTATAATTTCCGTTCCTGCAAGATTTAATGATAATCAAAGAGAATTAATTAAAACTTGTGCTACACATTCTGGTTTTAATGTTATAAGATTATTAAATGAACCTACCGCTGCGTCATTATGTTATGGAATTGGAAATTTAAATTCAATAGAAGAAAAAGTTATTGTTTTTGATTTTGGTGGTGGAACATTAGATATAAGTTTATTAAGAATATTAGAGAATGATTATGAGGTTATTGGTTCAAGTGGTAATAGTAATCTTGGTGGAAGTGATTTTGATAGAAAGTTAATGGAATATTGTATTAGTTGTTTTATTGAAAAGTATGAAATAAATCCGGAAGATTTTTTAGAAAAAATTACAGAACAAAATTTGCAAAAATTAAAATATTTAACTGAAAAATGTAAAATTTCATTAAGTGATAATTTAAAAACTAAAGTGATTATTAATAATTTTTATGACAATCAAAATTTAGAAGTTTCAATAACAAGAGAAGATTTAAATTTGATTTGTAAGGATTTAATATCTTTAATGATTAAACCTATTAATGAATTGTTAGGTATTTGTGGGATAGATAAATGTTTAATAGACCAAGTTGTTATGGTTGGTGGAATGACTAAAATGCCTATTATTATTAATAATATTGAATTATATTTTCAAAAAGAAATTAATTGTTCTATTGACCCAAATACGGTTGTTTCTATTGGTGCTTCAAGATATGGTTATTGTTTATTAAATCAAAAAGATATTGAAGATAGATTATTATTAATTGATAGAACATCATTATCTATAGGTTTAGAATCAAGTGGGGGTATTATGGATATTTTTATAAAAAGAGGAACTATTATTCCTGTTAAAAAAGTAAAAAAATATACAACTGACACTGATGATATGGAAGAAATAGATATTAAAATATTTGAAGGAGAAAGAAAATTTACAAAGGATAATATTTTATTAGGTGATTTTAAATTAACTGGTATAGAAAAACAAAAAAGAGGTATTCCTGAAATACAAATAACTTTTTCTATAGACCATAATGGAATAATTAATATTAAAGCTGAAGATTTAAATAATACATTAAATAAAAAAAGTTTAAGAATTCTTGGAAATAAACAAAATCTAAATGAAGATGAGTTAAATGAAATTATTGAAAAAGCTAAATTAATGGATAAAAGAGATAGAATTGATAAAGAAAAGAAACAATCATATAATAATATAATTTATGAGAGTAGAAAAATTATTGATAATTTAAATAATAAAGAATTAAAAGCAGATGAAGAGACAAGAGAAAAAGTTATTGAAGCTATTAGTGAATTATTAGAGTGGATACAAAAAATGAATTATAATGATATAGAACTTGATAAATATCGTGATATAAGAAAAGAATTTAAACAGAGATATTCTATATTTTTAATTCATAACACTGAACCAGTTAAAGATTATAAAGCATCAGATGAAATAAATGATAATAAACATATGAATAGTGATAAAAATGATGGTGTTAAAATTTTTGATGATGAAGAAAATATTAAAAAGTACGAAACACAATTAAATTATATGAAATCAATATTAGAAGAATATAATCAAATTAGTTTAGATATAACTGAACTTAGAAGAAAAGATTTTAATATTGATACTTGTAATAATTTAAATTTTATAAAAGATAATAATAATTATGAAAATATTAAAAATATAAAACCAAATAATACCAATAATGTTGAATTAAATAAATTATTAAATGATAAAATAGAATTGGATGATATTGAACTAATTAAAGATAGTTATGATGAAAATAATATTGATTTATTTAATAATATAATTGAAGAAATACCTAATAAAAAATTAAGTGATAAAAATGAAGTTGTTGATTTATTAGATAAATTATGTTTAGATGTTAAAACTATTTGTAATGATTATATAACTGTATTTTTAGTTGATAATACATTAAAACCAGATGATATTGATAATAATTGTATGAAAATTCATGAAGTAGATTGTATATATAAAAATACATATGAAATTTATAGAGAAGATATTGAATTATTAGCCAAAATAAATAAAATGTTAGAAAATAAAGAAAAGTTTTATTTAGATCAAATTAATGATAATAATGAAGATGAAATAAATAAAAAATTAGATATTATTATTATGTTTTTTGATAAATTACATAAATATCAAAATAATTATGAAAAATACACTAATAATGACTTAAATAAAATGATTAAAATTATTGATAATATATAAAAACACCACAAACATTATAATATATAAAATGATTTATGAATATTATGAATAACTTATAAATATTATATGAATGAAAAACATAAAAGAGCCAAAGATAATTGAATCACTTTAACACGTCAAAACCATCCTAAAAGAGAGAACACAAATTTAGACATTACCACTCATCATCATCTTCTTCATCAAGAAGTTCTTCATTGAGTTGTTGAATTAATTTTTCACACATCTCAATTTTCTCATTCAATGTTTTCAATCTGTTTTTATGTCCTTCTCTCTCAGGATTGTAATACTTATTATCAAGAAAATTTTTCTTTTTTTTATTTATTTCCTCAAGCCGTTTTTCCCACAATTCAATGTTTTGTTGATTATCAGTAACACCTTGAACAACCCTTGACCAATTAGATGATGTAGGAAGATTATGAAAATTGAGTGTTTGAGACATTTCAGTAACATTTGAGACAATAGTGTCATTGTCAGAACTATTATTATTTTCGTATGTATCTTTCTTTTCTACTGTCTCCGCTTTTAAAAAGCTTTTAAAATGTATAAAATTAATTAAAATTACATTATTAATTATTTCTCCCTGTATAATAAGTAAAATATTTTAATATTACAATATTACACCTGACATTTCATTA